TGATTCAGTCTAAGTACACGGATTATTTGTTGAATATACTTTTTCCGAAGGATGAACCCGAACTCCAATCTTGGGATTCGGTTGATAGCTTCCTTAAGAAGTCGCGAAAAGTCTTAGATGGATACAGTGATTTCAAGGATGGAGTTTTCATTAAGAAGCTCCACCGTTGCATGATGTTCGCTCTAAGTGTTCCCTTGTTTTCAAAACTTGGGATTACCTTCGACACCCTAGGGTATTCGATGGTAGAGAAGAATAGATTGCAAAAGAAATTTTCCTCGACTACCGATGCTATACATTGCATGCTCGACACTCTTCAATACCTGTGTACCACCGGTCTGCAGATTATGAAGACTAAATGTGCTGACGTTCTCTTCCATAGTGGGAGGACTTATGCAGATTTTTATGACGACGCCTCTGAATTGTTACGGCAATCGAAGAATCTGTCTAATTGTGAAGTGCTCGGCTTCACTGAGTCAGATTTTCTAGAACGGTTGGATTCAGCTATCGATCGTGGAGAGTCAATCCGCAAGCATGCGAAAACTCTCGATAAGGATGAATATAGATTCGCATCGAAGATGCTCGGCGACCTGCAAATGGAGAAGGATACGTTCCTTTGCCGTAGAGCAGCGAGATCATCTCGAAAAGCTCCTCTGGGCATTTTGATGTTTGGAGGTTCTTCTATTGGAAAATCTTCCATTATGCGAATTTTGTATCAAGTGAACTGTAAACTTCATAATCTTAATGATGACGAAGAATTTATGTACCCGAAAAACTGTTACTCAGATTATTGGGACGGTTACCGTTCATGGATGCATACTATCCTTTTTGACGATGCTGCTGCGATGAATCCACGTGCGGTGAATGGTCTCGACGCTTCGGTTGGAGAGATCATACAAGTTATTAATACTATACCGTACATGCCTAATATGGCTGCTCTGGAAGACAAATACGGTCATCCTTGTAGGCCTCATCTGGTTCTGGCATCTACGAATGTCAAAGACCTTAATCTAGGCGCG